AGATGATTTATTGGACAAATTAATTGTGGTAATGTTGGTCAGTCTCGCATTTGGAGGACTGGCTGATGCCCACAAGCAATCTGACAGAAGATGTTGAATTTTTAACTGACGTTGACACCCGTGGTGATGTTGTGCGCCGCGCGCGCTTCATCCGTCGTCCACGGCGAGTCAATGGTCGTAACGTTCCCGGCAACGCACGGTATTACCGTCGTCGTCAGCGTGAACTTCTGGCTGGTAGGCGCGCAGCGCAGCGAGCCGAGCGCGGTGGAGCACGGGCTGCTGCTGCTGGTCGGGCTGCACGCTCTGCTGGAGGGCGCGCCGCTCGTGCCCCACGTGGTGCTGGAGGAGCAGCACCTGCTGGTGGTGAGCGGCGTGCAGGATTTCTAACACGGCTTCGTCGTGGAATCCGCAACGTTGCTCGGCGGGTGGAGGCAAACCGTCGTACAAGGCGTGAGCGAGCAAATCGTCCGCCAACACGATAGGGAGGTGACCAGCCATGCTGGTATCCGTATCTGACCTCTCCAAGTACATGGATATCCGATTCAGCAACCGTCAAGAAGAGGCTGCTGAGTTCGTACTTGAGGGTCTTCAAAGTGAACTTGAGTCGTATCTTCGCCGACCTATAGAACCTACGGTTTTTGAGGAAACGTATGTTCTTGAGTCAAATCATACTGGCGTACCCATGTCCTCATTTTTTACGAATGAGTCATCTGCGTCAACGGATACGGTAAGTATGGTTTCTTATATGCAACCACCTCAAACTGTTTATTTGCGTAACTCTCCAGTTATTGAAGTTGAAGAAGTAACACTACGTCAACAGGGTTCAGCAACTGCCACAACCCTTACCGAGGGGATTGATTACGTCGTACGCCGTTACGGTATTGACGTTTTCCGTGGATTCGCTAACGATGTAATCACAGTCTCATACACGGCAGGACTTGCTGGTGGGGGAATTAGGGTCTTCAAATTAATGATTCTCCGCGCTGCGACAAGAGAAATGCAAAATATGCATGATGATGTCGTCGGTATTAAAGATTTGGAGACGCGTAACGTTGCCCCACTTGAGACTGGTTTCCTTGAGAAGGAACTGCTTGCCGTAAAGCGGTGGCGCAGGAGCCGAGTCGCTTGATTCGCATCAAGATTGACTGTGATGCCGATGATGCCATTGAGTATCTAGATGGCATGATTGCGCGTAGCCAAGACTTTACAGTGGTGTTTCAGTGGGCAAAACGCTACTTGGCGCGAGCCAATGCAGAAAACTTTACGTCCAGTGGTTTACCAGTAGGTGGATGGTCGCCACTTTCGGCACGTTATGCAGCATGGAAGGCAGTCAGATTCCCCGGCATGCCAATCATGCAGCAAACTGGAAAACTGTTCCGCGACCTTGCGAGCCTTAACAGTGCACCGAATGAGATAAATCTAACTAGTGCAACATTTGGCACCAAGATTGAATATGCTAAATTTCACCAGTACGGAACTACTAGAATGGCAAAACGGCAGATTGTTTTTGAGCCCCCCATGTTCGCACGCGAACTGGCGGATAAGGCTGCTAAACATGTTGTTGGTTCTGGTGGTCGCGGAGTCCGCAGATTTTTTGGTGGTGCATAATGCCTAATGAACAAGACATCGTTATGTTCGGCGCACATTTCGCCAAAAAAGTTGTCAACGACTATCTTGAGTATGACATCCCAACTCGGCTCACCCGCTACCGTAACGCATGGAACGTAGACGATTACACGCTGCCAGACCCAGAAAAGTACCTCGTGTATGAACCAATTGCCTTAGACCACTGGCCGACGCTCATTACTGTCGTCATTTCCACGAATTCCTTTGACAGACTTTTAAACTATGGGGCTGGAGACCCGCTCTATCGCGTCTCATACTCTATGCGTACCTATATTTGGGCTAAGACCGAGGGTTCAGAAGAAGTCACCCTGATGCGCGACAGGTTGTCAACTGTTGTCCGCTCATCATTGCTAGATTCTCCATGCATGAAGGGTTTGAGTGAACCAACCGTAGATGTCATGCTTGATGAAAGCACGGTGCGTGAAGAGTTTTCTGACCTGACTCTGATTAAGGGTGACCGTGTACTTGCGGGCGCCTACATAGGGTATGATTTGTATCTAAACGAACTTATTTATCGTCAACCAATTGCAGGACTAAATGCAATTGACGCTGAGTTTTACAACATGCGAGGAACATGATGCCTGAGAAAAAAGTATGGAACTCACAGGAGCATCCGATTATCTGCGATACGCACGGAACATACCTGAAGCCCAAAAAGAGTCTCTGGGTCGCCGATAATGAAATCCTTGAAGGTCTCATCAACCAGAAACTTGTTGTTGTTGTTGGTGAACGGGCTGAGAGCATTGTGATTAGTGAACCAGCACAGGTAGCAGAAGAAACTCCCTCAATGAAGACGCGCTCAAGCCGTTCTAAGAAAAATACGGAAGAAACTCCTGAGCAAGAGCAGGAAGTTGAAGTACAATTACCAGAAGCGTCAAATACTGAAGTTATTGAAGAGGCTCCAACCGAAGCAATACTTCCTGAAGACGAGCAATGATTTAGGTATACTCGCTGAGGATATCTAAATCAAGGTTTCAATTAGCACGGAGGATGGCGAATGCCCGGTGTACAGATTACAACCGCAGTACGTACAGGACCAGCAGTAACTGGCGTTGCACCTGATTCAACATTCTTTGTTGTAGGTGAGACACAGCGCGGAAAGCAGAACACCGCTGTCCTCGTTACCAGCCTTGACGAGTACGTCACCCAATTCGGTGGGTATGAAGCAGATAAGCACACGTACAACGCTGTGCGGATTTTCTTTGAGGAAGGCGGCGCAAACTGCTATGTTTCGCGTGCAGCAAATGCTGCTTGGGACACTGCGGCTGTGCTTGTTGAAGACGCAACTGATGAGACCAAGGGAATCACGGTTTCTGCTGCTGGAAGCGGTGAGTGGGGCAATGACATCTCGGTTGTTGTTTCTGCGGGTGACGGTGTTTTCAACGTGGAAATCCAATACGGCGCCGATAACGAAGTTATCGCTAGCAAGAGTGACCTAACTACAATTGCCGAAGCAATTGAATGGTTTGAAAACAGCACTGCAGCCAAGCGCTATGTGCAAGTTGCCCTCGCCGCTGATACTGACGACACGAACGCACTTGGCGCTGGCACATACAACCTAAGCGGTGGCACCAACGAAGAAACTGTTGCTGTCGCAGGAGTAGTAAGCGCTCTCGCTGCCTTCACCGAGGAACTCGGAGGTGGCTGTGTTGCTGCGCCAGGTTTTGCAACTGGTTCCGACACCACGCTCTACGATGCTCTCAAAAACCATGCCGTAAGCCAGAATCGCATTGCTTTGCTCTCCTTCAAGAAGGGCGAGACTAAGGCAAATGCTATTTCTAACTCGGAATCATACGGTGCCAGCGATGACACTGGTCACGAGAACGTTGCAATGTACTTCCCATGGGTTACTTTCCCCTCAGGAACAGGCGTAACACTAAGTGCTTCTCCCGAAGCATACGTCGCAGCAGTCCGCTCAAAGACCCACAACTCAACTGGGCCATGGAAGGCTTACGCTGGAGTTGAGTCAAACTCCCGTTTTGTCACTGGTGTCGCAATGGCACTCAGCAAGGCTGACGGCGACGAACTTGACGCGGCTCGCGTAAACCCAATTCGCATCATCGCAAATGATGTGCGAATCTATGGTGCCCGCTCGCACGCAGGCGCAGGGACAGCGACAAGCGAAGCACGCGAATCGCAGTGGCGTTTCATTACCGCACGCGAAACAATCAACTATGTGGTCAACCAAGCAAACATCGCACTGGAGCCACTTGTTTTCTCAACGATTGATGGTCGTAAGACAATCTACGCCGACATCACCGCTGCTTTGCAGTCGGTTCTTGAGCCAGTCCGCATCGCTGGTGGTCTATATGAAGGTTTCTCGCCAACTGGCAAGCGCCTTGACTATGGCTACACCATCAAGGTTGATGACACTCTGAACCCAGCAAGCCAACTGGAAAGTGGTCTTGTCAAGGCTCAGGTCGGTATTCGCGTCTCCAGCATTGGCGACAAGATTACGGTCAACATCATCAAGTCAAACCTGACAACGGCTCTGGTATAACGGAGGAACAATGCCTGATTCAATGCGTAAACTCGCAGCACAACGCCAGATTGTGGCGAAGATTTCCCCCAGTGTGTCTGGAACAGGGCAACTCTTCCCCGACTATTTTACGCAGGTATCGGGCGGAGAAATTTCTGCCTCTGTGGAAAAGGTCTACCACGGCAAGTCGCTGTTCCCCGAAACACTCTGCGCTCCAGCGGAAATCGGTGACATCACTGTAACTGGCTACGTCTCGTACGATTCTACCTTCCTTGCCAAACTGCAAGATTTGCGTCAACTCGTCGGTCGTATCTATTACGATATTACTGTTCAAGTTTTTGACTGTGACCTTAATGTCCCTGGCGCTGACCGCTTCTACTCCAAGGCTCTCCTTGTTGGGTTGAGTGAAGGTGAAGGCGATGCCTCATCGGGTACACCAGCAACATTCGCTCTTACCTTCAGTATCTCCACTGTTTCGGTTCCAGCAACTTCTGCCTGATTTTTTTACGAGTTGTACCTGCTCGTAATAGCCATCGTGCTAGTCTCGCTGCATGGAAGAACCCACATTCAACATCGTAAGCAATCTGTCAGACGACGCTGCTGGTGACCCATCAAACAACGTGCTTTCTGCGTTGAAGGCTGTCATTAGCAAGAGCGTTAAGCGACCAGATGTATTCATTGAAGTTCCAGAACGACCGGGTGTGAATATCCGCGTTTCGCCAAACATTACGCAACATCAGTTGCGTTCATGGCGCAAGAATGCTGGTGAGGATACAAAGGCTGGCATGGACACGGTCAAGTTCGCATGCGCAGTTGTTGGTCATACAACTACGGGCATCACCATGAATGGTGAAGTCGTTACTGATGACCGTGGCGTTGAGTTGACATTTGCGTCGCCCGAGATTCTGGCAATGACAAATACTCAGCGTCCGCTGCCAGATTGCGTTAAGGCATTCTTTGGCATTGAGCCACATATTGAGGCGGCGGCAGTTGCGATTATGGAAGCGGCTGGTTATGGGGACACGGTGGACACTGCGGACCCTACGAAGACGTCCTCTACGAACTAGAAGAGGACGTCCGCGTCATCAACGCCGCCCGTTTGGGTGAGTTGTTCGGTACAGACCCAATTGCCTTGCTGAACTGCTCTGAAGAAGAGTGGTTGATTAGATTCGCCTGTGCTAAAGTTATAGAGAAAGACCGTGAGCGACAGGCTAAAGAGGCTGAGAGAACTCGGGGTAAATTTTAAGCAGTTTTCGCTTTTGGGGTTCGCATGGCTGAGCAAGTCACCATTAAAATCAATGTAAAGGCTGACACTGCTGTAATTGAACGCGTGCGAGCACAACTTGCCGCATTGTGTCGCGAGGCTGATGAGTGTAGCGATACGTTTGATAAGTACTCTAAAAGACTCAACGACACAAGCAAGTCGCAAAAGCGTCTGACTGAAACTACAGAGAATCATTCCAGTGCCGTAAAGCAACTTTCTGGGGCTCAACGCCGAAACAGCAAAGAAAATGACTCATTCATCAAACAACTGTTCAAGATGGATGACGTCGGTAAGAAACTATTGGGTGGACTTCAAGGTTTAATCAAGTTTGGTTTCAAATATCTAGCCATTGAGGCTGCTGCTGCCGCTGCAGTCATCGGCTCGGCAGGTCTCCTGTTTAAAACTGGACAACTATTCGCAAAAGGCTACCAAGCGGCGTTGGCTGGAGTGTCCTACGCCCTCACGGCATTGGTCGCCGCAGGTTCGGCATTCCTTGCAGTACAGCAGCAGTTCGCATCTATTCAGTTTGCACCGATGTTTGCCCAAGGACTTGTGAACACCAAAGATAGATTTCAGGCTGCAGACCTAGCAATGCGGAGTTTTGTCAACTCTTCAGAACTAGCGGTGTTCGGCACAAAGGCACTCTCTGCTTCATTTGCTGAAATTGCCAAGAACGTTAACCCGCAGCAACTTGGACAAGTGACTGGTGCGATGCGCGAGTTGGGGAACGTTGCTGCAGGTATGGGCGGGGATATTGGCAAGAACTTCCAAGAGGTCTCCAAGTTTGCTGCTGCCTTCCAAAAAGAAGGCACGTTGACCGATGCTGTCAAGAAGCAGGGCGAGGGTCTAAGCCCAATCTTTAAAAAAGTTATTGAAGAACAGTCAAAGGCTGGGAATACAACCTTTGAGAAGTTCATGTCCACGCTTGCCACCAATGAAACGTTCGCAAATGCTTACGGTGGACAACTGGACGCAGTCAACAACACGGTTATGGGTCGGCTGAAGGGTGCACTCACTGACCTCAAGGCAACGCTTACAGATATGGGCGGACCGCTGCTGGAGCCACTCGGCAACGCCATCACACGCATAAAGCACCTTATTGAGGCTCTGCTTCAACGTGTGCGCGGAAGCGTTCAGGAGATTGGTAGTGGAAGCCTCATTGACGGCATGGTCAAGGGTGTAGAGAAACTCACCCTTCTACTCGGACGCCTAATGACCCATGACGTCAGCAAGGCTGGTGATGCAGTTGACAAAATGAAGGGCGCATGGACAGCAATCACTGGGTTCTTTGAGAAGATTCAGGATTATTTGCGTCCACTTCAAGATGCTGCGAGCGCTCTATGGGATGCACTAAAACCTATTATGTCGGCGTTTGTCGGAAACCTTAACTCTACGATTCAAAATCTTGCTAACTCGCTAGTGAAGAATAAAGAAAGCATTGTTGAATTCACTACGTCCGTTGGAGAATTCCTAAAATCATTTGGGAACTTTGGAACAATGCTCAAGGAAGCGTTCATTCAGTCCTTGCCCTTCTTGAAGCAGGTCGTTAACGCTCTTAAAATGGTGTTTGACGTACTAACTAAAGTTGGTACCGCCATCACAAAACTGGGCGGTTCTAGCGGTCTTGGCGGTTTTGCAACGCTCATGGCTGGTTTTTTTGGCATGCGTGCATTGAAAATTGGCGCTAAGGGCGTGGGTAAAAAAGTCAATAGCACAATCGGTGGAATGTTGCCAGGTGGACTAGGGGCTGGTGCAGGCGGTGGCGTGGTTGGGCAGAACGTTGCAACGATGAACGTAACTGCTGGCGTTGTGAATATGTCTGGTGCTGCCCCCGGCGCACCCGTACCCGGCGCACCCGTACCTGGCGTGCCTATATCACCGACTGGTTTCCGTGGCGCCTATGGCGCGGCTCGCGCTGGTGGGGCAGGCATGTTTGGTGCGGCGCGCGCTGGCGCAGGTTCATTCTTTGCCAACAGTCCTTATGCGCCAATGGCGATGATGGCTGGTGGGACAATGCTTAATGCCGTTAATCAGTCACAGTTTGGCAATAATCAATATGTAGGTGCTGGCGCAAACATGCTTCAAACTGGCGGAATGTTGCGAATGATGGGCGCAAGTGCGCCAGTCGCTGCAGGTGCCGCTACAGCAGTTGGGGCATGGAAAGTTGGTGGTGCACTATCAAGTAAGTTCTTTGGTGACGATGACAGTATGAAGGGCAAAATTGGTGGTGCAGCAACAGGGGCACTGGCTGGTGCCGCAATTGGCTCTATCGTGCCCGGTATTGGTACTGCTGCAGGTGCTGCAATCGGTGGTCTTGTTGGTGGAGTTTCTGGTTGGCTAAATGCTGGGAAAAACAAGAAAAAAGCCCGTAAGGCTGCAGAAGAATTCGTTGATGGGTATTCAAGTGCAATTGACCAAGCGTTCAAGGATGGAGATGTTGCAGCGCTTAACGAACTTAAAGATTCCTACGTTGAGCAAGCAAAGGCTGCAGCAAAAGGAAATATTGATGTCTATAACGAGAAAATTAAAGAGTTTGAACCAGAACTAGAAAAAATCAATAAGCGGATTGATACCTTCTCGCAGAACGCCGAGACCATGAGTCGGTGGCTTGGTATTAGTACAGACACAATGAATGAGATTTCCGAGGTTACGGGAATTAACTTCCAAAATAGGCTGGTTAGCGTTTTTGAAGTAATCGGTCGCGCAGGAGAAAAATTTGGTTTAGACCTGCAAGAGGTGCTCGGTAACATTTTGGCTGATGTTGGGCAAAAGCAAACATCTGCAATTCTTGACCTTATTGAGCAACCTGAGAAAATGGCATTGATGGGTAAGCAACTTGATGCTGCCCAAGCAGCAGTTATGAGTGGCGATACGTCACCTGCTGCCCTAGACGAATATATTAAACAGCAGTTTACTTACGCTCAGGCACAGGCTGGCGGAGACCCCATGAAGGGGCTTGCACTAGCCATGGATGTTATTAGAAGTCAGGGTGGAAAAGGTGGTGCGTTAGAAGGAAAAACTGATGCGCTTATGGGTCGTATCAACGAGATGGGTCTTCTTGACCCAGCACAACTTGTAAAGATTGCTGAACAATCTGGTCAAATTGACATGATGTCTGGGGAACTTTCTCGCATATCTGGCATGGACATCAATAAAACTAGGGAAACGCTTCTTAATCAAATTGCTACAGGTGGCATTGATGCGTTTACTCAGCAAAATGAATTGTTGAAGAGTTATTCATTAACAGAATCTGGAAAGGCTGGCGGAATATCACGAGAGGACTTCCTCCGATACGGTTTTGGCGGCGCAGAGCAACTCAGGACTGGTGCAAATATGGCACTTGCGGCACAAAGTTATTCAAATGCCACATATGGTGGCGGTGGCGTTTCACTGCTTCCTCCACCTTCTGCAACTGGAGGAATAGCGACTAGCACGGGCGCTCTCCAGCCGACAACATCGGTACAGAATATCCAAGTTGGAGAAACGAAGATTACTGTGAGCGGAATTTTGAGCCCATCTGAAGCCGAACTTATTGCGAACGCTGTCGCGAAGGTTCAGAATAGTTATGGCGAACGGCGCGGTAGCGGTCGCGGCGGCTTGGGTGGCGGCGTCGGAGCAACGGCGAGTTAAGGGTATTTATGGCAACGATTGATAACAGAAACCATGCTGCGCGAGTCTATGGTCAAACAAAACGTGACGCCTCTGGAACAAAAGTTGTAAAAATACAGCGGTCAAATATTTCGCGTGTAATTACTTTTGACAACGAGCAGCAGCAGGCTTTTATTCGCCTTCTTCCAGTTCAGTCAGATGACACAATATACGAGTTCCACTTTCCGTATTCACCAGTAAACATCACATATGATGGTTTATCAAATGAAATTGCGGAAATTGAAAGACCAGGCGCTACAGCAATAGTTGCGTATAAAAAACATCAACTCCTCAAAATATCATTTGACTTTGTATTAGCAGTTCCGTTTGACGGCGTTACTACATCAATTGATTCAGACATAGCACTTATGCGCAAAATTGCGGAACACGTAGCGCGTCCAGTTCAAGTCTTCAACCTGGACAAGATGTTTGAACGGACAGCACTGCGTCGTTATCAGCCAGCAAACACGCGACATCGCTCGTACGTAACAAAATTCCGTATTGCCGATTTTTCGGTAACAAGCGCTAAACGGAATCCATCTGGTGGGATAACACAAGCAGATTGCAAACTCACCCTTATTGAGGATGTCAATCCGAAGATTGACGTTGCTTTAATACCAAAATTTGTTCCACCACCATCTATACCTAAAAAGACGACAACTACAACAAAAACAACAGCAACGGAAGTTCCTAAAGCCTCTACCACAACCGACAATACGGCTAATACAAAGCCAGCATGGGCGCTGAAGGGCGGCGGAACAATTCCCGCTAAGTACAGATAATATGATTGATGCAAATATTTTTAGACCAGTAGGCGCTCCTCCGCCAGGATATCCGTACGCGCAAGCGATAGTTGAGTACGGCAATATCAATATGCTTAATCGTCCGCGTGTAGTGAATGCTGATGGAAGCATCTCAACCGTTAGGTCAATCAGTTTTTCAGAAACCTACAGTGTTTTGTTTGGCCCAGACAAACTACGTCATGTGCTTATTCCTACCGTCCATGACGATGGTTACATTATGTCTGATGACGCCGCGATGAAAAGGTATCGCAAAACTGGGCGACATCTAGGTATTTTTTCTACAAAAACTGATGTGAACCGTTATGCAATCATGCTTCATGACATGGAACAGGCGCGTCTAAATAACGAGGATTACGAGCAACCATTCAAGCATTCAGACCAAACTGCAATTTATGATGCCGTAACATCATTTCGCGTTAACTACGCCTTGACTGCTGGCGCTGAAATAAGCGTAGATTTTGCTGATTTCCAAGGTCAAATGTTTAAAAATAACTACTTTCAAATTGGACAGCAATACTTTTATAGAAATGAACCATTCCAAATGGCATCTGTGGAAGTTGGGCAGGGCGAAGGAGAGCACTGGAACGTAAAGTGCAAGTTGCGCACTTGGCAGCAGCAGCAGATGAAGGAAGACCTGCATCCAGAAAACTATAAGTCTGCCAATGGTTATGAATTCGCTCAAAAAATGGCATTTAAGTATGGGCTTGTGTTTATCGGTGAAGAAGTTAAAGGCAAGCAGCAGCAGATAAAGGTCAAAGCAAAAAACAATAAAGAAAGTTCTTGGGACGTTCTACAGCGTGCCGCTGGGGATAATCAGTACTACTGCTTCATCGCTGATGGGAACCTGTTTTTTTGTAGCCCCAAATTTTTACTTGGAAATTGGGGCATAGATGAGGTCAACATCTTCGGCAAGATGTTCAAGTACGTACCACTAATTTACCCCACGCCAGAGACGGAAAAACGATTCCTCTTGATGGGTCTACCAGAGATGCGGTCATCTTTTGATTCCGTAAAAGATGGCGAAGGCAGCGCACAGTTATGGCGTGATAATGCTACGCAATTGCGAGCAGGAATGACGGTTTATGTGAAAAATATGGGCGGGTACGACGGTGGGTACATCATTAGTTCCGTTGACTATGCGGAAGGCGTGCCAGAACCAGTGTCAATCAGTTTCTCCACGATTGAAAAACTTGCCCCAGAAGATAAGAAAAAAGTTGAAGAAAAAATATCTGAGGTTACTGTGATTAGTGGAACTGGTGGAACCTGATGGCGTACAACTATTTTTCTGAACCAGATTTTTATTCATCAAGCAAGAGTCTTGTACCTGCAGGTATTCATATTGGTATTGTCAAAAGTTCTAGTTCTGCAACAAAGTCTGTGATGGTTTTGGTTCCTTCAATTAACGAGAATGACGTTATCGGACCATGTAGAATTGTTATTCCGCTTATTTCTGGAGCGACCGCAGTCATGCCAGCAGTCAATACTAAAGTTGTTGTTGCATTTCTTGACGGCAACTATGACCAGGGAGTTTGTTTAGGCAAACTACAGTAGGTATGCCGTAGGGCGCTGTTCTGTGGGAGAATAAGAAAATGGACATGCTTTCAAGTCCATTGCGATTCAGCAATGGTGCAGCAAAACTTTTTACTGAAGGCACGGACGAGTATTACGCTGAACTCCTGTCAAGAATTATGCAGATTGAACCAGGTGAATTCCCAATCTCCATTTTTTTTGGTATTCCCGACCCAACATTTAGCGGGCTGAATAGAGCCACACTCGCTGAATTAGCGTCTCAATTTGTGCCAGAAATTGACATAACATCAATTTCAAGCACAATTAGTGAAGACAACCTAGGCGAGGAAACGCTTTTAATTTACTTTGAGAGGGCAGAATGACATCGCCAGACTTTAGAGAGTATGTTGACCTTACAATTTATGACACAACTCCTCAGGCTTTATACGACGAGGCAGTTACATATGCCCAGACTGCTTTACCAGAGTTTGAACCGCGCATTGGGACAATTGAGGATGCCCTATTGCAGAGCATGGCTTATGTTGGCGGAGTCTTAGCGACTGGAATAAATCGCCTGCCCAACGGGATAATGGAGGGCATGTGTCGGCTCCTTGGGTTTAATCGCCTAGAGGCAGAATTTGCGACGGGGGAAGTAACTTTTACCACAAGTGTTAACACGGGTACGGTAATCCCAAAGGGGACAGTAGTTACATACGATACATATAATGATGGAATTACAACGTCCTATCCATTTTCTACTGATAGCGATTTGATTATTCCTTCAGAGTCAGATTCTGGCAATGTTACAGTTACCGCAACAGTTGCCAGCAAGTATCCAGCACTGCTTGCTGGTCAATCCCTGACACTTGTATCGCAAGTTCCTTACGTAATTGCCACGGAAATGTATGACGACCTTTCCGTTGGTGCAGATTCAGAATCACCAACTGCATTTTTCACACGGGCAGCGCAGTATTTTGCTTCACTAAATACAACTATTGCTACAGCCTCACAAATGTCTAACTATATTGTGAGTAATTACTCAACTGTGCCAGTAGTTAAGGTTTATGACCTAACTGACTCCTCGCTCATGTTATTTAGCGAGGCTGATGCGCCGGGGAAAGTAACTGTTTGTGTATGCAATACAAATGGCGATGCCTTGACATCCACGGTAAAAACGGAATTAGGCGACGACCTATCAGATAGGTGTGTTGCTGGTTTAACAATCTCCGTAATTGATATGGATGAGTTTGATGTGGCAGTAAACATTGCCATTTCTGTCCTTGATGGATTTGCCCCATCAGAGGTATCCGCAGCCGTAACTGCAGTCATTGACTCCTACTTAAGCCATACGGGCTGGGATTTTCAGGAAACAATCAACAAGAACATTCTTATTGCAAAGGCATCACAAATATCTGGCGTTAAGTACGTGTCTAGTCTTAATATGGTCTTAAACGTGAACGCTGCTGGGAAAGCCGACGAAGAAGAAGTTGGTGGTTCCCCGACTGGAAACATAACAATGCTCAAAAAGGGTGTTATCCCAATAGGTGCTGCTGATGTTTCTGTCATCTAATCGTGGGGGTTCGTAATGGGGCTGACGGTAAACGCGCTAGCAGAGAGCGACTGGACATTTACGGGTTTTGCAGTTCCGTCATCATGGACTGCAACCGATGCGACCCTGCATACCACCCTATCTGAATATAAGTATCAGGGTTATGGTTCACTCAAAAGCACCCTCACAGCATCTTCTGCAACAATTTTATTTAATGACGACCTGTCCTCAACTACAGCCAAAACAACTGCAGATTATGTAGCGGGAAAGATTGAATCTTTTGTCTGGTGTCGCGCTACAGCAACAGCAATAATTACTCCACAGTTAACTATTACGCGAACAATGGGTGGTACGCCAGTAGAGGGTGTTGACATCTTCACAGCCTCAGGCACACCTATAGCCCTAACCTCTGGAGACTGGTACCTAGTTAGGACTGACCCAGTGTCTATCCCAGTTACTCCAGCAACGGCAACGTATAGCATTTCCTTGCAATATGTAATTTCTGGAGGAACTATTGGTTCTTCGGTATTTCTGCATTATCCAACAGCGTATGAACAATTGGCTTTTTTGCGGAACACATATTTAATGAACTGTTGGAGTAATATTCCTGCATTATTTCAAGATAAGGAAACTGAACTTCCACTTCCAAGTTATGCACTGCTGCGATTTATGGAAGTTGGCATGCAGGCGCATGGTGTAATTAATGATATTGCCGCTGGATTCCAGTATCAAGATATTTCCGAGGGCAAAGACGAAACTAACCAAGATACGTTAAGCATTCTTGTGCAACCATCTGAAATTCCCCGTGACTATATTTTCTGGGTAGCGCAATTCACTGGCACTCAACTGCTCAACCCAACTGCAGGGGCAACGCCATGGGCAAATATTCCAAGTACGTGGGATGGGATTGACCTTATTGATACCGTAGATGACCCTGATGACGTTGTTGCGTGGGGTTCTCTTCAAGGTTTTGCCCCAGAAATTGCAGGTCTTGATGACTTCTTCAGGTGGCAGGTGGCTTCAGGTTACTACGGATATGCGGCAGGCTCTATTGCTGCAATCCGTGAAGCAACAAAGCGCGTGCTTGGCGGAACAAAAACTTGCACAATCACGAAGAATTATCTTTCATCGCCATGGCGTATTCGCATTCAAACAAAACTTGCCGAAACGCCTGATGCCACAACAGTTGGAGAATCAATTGACGAAATGCTTCAATTGATGGAACCTGCGCGTCCTTTAGGCGTTGTCCTTACCCACGAAATTATTGCATAGTTGTATACTTAACAAGCCGCCGTAGGAGATTTGTATGACAGCCTCACAGACAACCCGCCTTGAATTATGGACGTGGGAAAGCAGCAACGACGAATTTACCCGTATCCAGATGACCGATTCTCACGAGCAACTGGAAGAATTTGCTGCCAAGTTCATGACTGGCGAAGGCGCTCCGTCGGTGACAACAGATGCAACGACAAAAGCATTCTACTGGGATACAACTAATGGTGTTTTGTATTTCCGTGGGACGACTAGTGGGGGGAGTAGTCACTCATGGACGCAGGTTTCCCATTCGTATGACGTCGCAACGCAGATTACTGGAAATGCAACGGCTTCTGCTGGTACTGGAGCCGCCCTTGCCAGAGCGTCACACGTACACAGCGTCAGTACCGCAACAGCAATAGATATTGGTGCTACCTCATCTTCGGGAAGTGGCAGTGCACTTGCTCTTGCTAACCATGTTCACGCCATCCCTGCTGGACATATTACCAACGCCATGATTTCTTCGTCTGCGGCGATTTCGTCAACCAAGATTTCTGGGTCAGTTGCAGCAGCAGATAAGTGGAATACGGCGCGGACAATCACACTTGCAGGAGATTTAACTGGCTCCGTATCTCTTGACGGAAGTGGAAACGTCACGCTGACAGCCGTTGTAGTTGACGAAAGTCATGAGCACGCTTCTCAATACCAGCCACTTGATTCTGACCTTACTGCTCTCGCAGGACTTGCCACGACTGGATTTATTGTTAGAACTGCAACTGGAACTGCAACTACACGCAGCCTTGGCGTATCTGGTTCTGGAATAACAATTTCTAACGCAACTGGTGTCGCTGGCGACGTAACAATAACTCTTGCATCAGCCTCAGCAAATACGGCATCACATCTTGTTTTGCGCGATGCTAGTGGTAACTTTTCGGCTGGAACAATCACTGCTGCGCTCTCGGGAAATGCAACAACTGCATCATCATGGCAAACGGCACGCACTATCACTGTAGACGGCGATGCATCTGGAACTGTAAGTATTGACGGCTCTGCCGCCGCAACATTGACACTAACTGTCAGCAATGCCGCACAGGCATCAAAGTGGACGACCGCTCGCACAATCACACTATCTGGCGACGCATCAGGTTCCGTAAGCATTGACGGAAGTAGCGCAACAAATACCCTCTCGGCGACCGTCGCTACCGCTACCGCACTGCGTACATCACGCACCTTTACATTTACTGGAGATGTGGCAACCGCGAATGATGGCTCAACAGCAGTAACCGCATCGTTTAACGGTTCCGCCGACCCATCCTTTACCCTACGCGTGAAGAATGACAGCCATACTCATGACACCCGCTACTACACAGAAACCGAAATCCACGCCGCAAAGTTGTATCAATACGCTAATAACACGAGCGGTACGGGAACGGCACTTCCATCAGAAGCAGGACGCACAACGCCTCGCATCTTCGTCCAATCTACTGAACCAACGTATACCTCACCTGCCGTAGCCGTGACTGGCGATATTTGGTTCCAAATCTGATGACCATGGGGCGAGTAAATGTCTTCTCTGACGGAAAGTGGCGTCAAGTAAAAGCCGCATACGCGTGGCGCAATGGCTGGGTTGCCGTTCGTTCACTCCAAGTCATGTCAGATACTGGGTGGGTACGCATCTCGTTTGCTGATGGTTCAGAAACACTAGATACCGTAGATAATTGGGACGAACTATTGGCGTTGGCGGCTTGACATGTCTGCTGACCAGAAGATTGACCTCCAACTTGATTTTGCTCTGACTACACGACTCCTGCTAGCGGTATTTGGTTTTACTACATTTGCTAATGCGGAAATGATTATTCCTGGGCTTGTTGCGCTTGCTGCGGTTGGTGTTGTCCTTTTCCATATGCTTGTAGGAAAGTACGTCGTGCATCGCCATATCTATATAGCCGCGATGTCAACTTGGGGAAGCGCAATTATTGCCTGTGCAACTTATGACGCCGGGTTGATGTATGTGTCAATGTTTTTGTGTTTATATATATATGAACTATTTGTGTTTAAAAAGTGGGGCTTAATTCATGCCTGACATGACAAATCTCATCGTTGTCCTTGGCTCTATTGCTACTGCCATAATTTCGGCAGTAGTTGTCATACGTGGTCAGAAGGTTTCCGCAAACGTTGACCTAAAAGGCGTTCAAAACGAACAAGTTAAAACAATTTTTGATGGGTACGGGAGCATCGTTGATGACTTACGTGCAGAAGTTATACGCCTCAAGGAAGTGATTGAGGGGCTACAATTAGAACAAGACGAATGCCTAAAGAAGAATGATGCTCTTCTGGCAGAGGTTGAGTCGTTGAAGCAACGCATACATCACTTGGAGGTCAACAATGGAAGAACCGCTGAGTGAGGACGAAATTCTCCAAAATTTTACGGAGATGGTCAAGGGCGCGCTGCCTGACAAGGTTGTTACAAACTTCATAATTATTGCAGAAGTTGTTGGTGGCTCGGAGAATGACCTGAGTATCGCAACTTCTGATGGCATGACCCCGTGGCTCGCGAATGGGATGCTTCAGGCTGGGATGGACATGATTGCCATGGGCTATCCAGTGATGCAGGATGAAGACGACGACAGTTAATAGTTATAGTAATTACTCATGAAAAATTACCACTACGCAAAGGTATTTTTGGTCTAAAATCAGAGTATCTGAGTCTCGGAGAACCCATGATTGCTGGTATTTACAACATAACGTGCGAACAGGGTTCTACTTTTACGCGCACGTTTACAATACAAAATCCAGATGGAACAGTTTACCCTTTATCTGGTTTTCAGGCACGAATGCAAATACGGCGCGATGTTGAATCGTCTACGGTGATGTTCAGTGCCACCACGGAAAATGGCTGTATCCAGATTGAGCCAACTGTTGGGGAAATCATCGTAGATTTAAGTGCTACGCAGACGGCAAGCATCACCAGAAATGGTGTTTATGACCTTGAAATTTATTCTTCGGATGGGCTCGTCTACAAGGTTGTCAAGGGTTTATTCCGACTTGATAAAGAGGTAACGCGATGAGTGGTGAAAACATTATCATCGTAGAAGAACTGAGAAATGTTGTAACCGTTGACGAAAGTGCTCCTACACAAATAACCGTCAGCATTAATGGAAGCCCACTTAGGGCATCATCCACAACCCTCCTGCATGGTGTCGGTGCGCCGTGGACAATCATAATTGACGTGGAGGCATAGTGCCTGGTTTCATCGCGTCCGACTACGGTTCAATTGGTGACTACTACATTGATGTTGAGACTGGTGATTTTTACGGTCCGAAGACGGATGCAGGGTGGCCAGACACGCCATTTTTCACCGCCGTTACGACTGCAACACAGCAAAATGAACGCTATGTACATACTCAGGGTTCACCTTCACCGACTTGGTCAATAACCCATCCATTGGGCGGGAGACCATCAGTTACAGTGGTTGATACTGCAGGAACAATGGTTATTGGTGAGGTAACATATAATAGCAACACGCAGGTTACTGTGAATTTTACATCAGCATTTTCTGGGTTCGCATACCTCACATAGTCAAAGGTCGGTTTAATGGCTACCAAATTTGTAACAAATCTTGACCTCGTTCAGAACCAGATTCTCAACGGACGGTTTGAGAGCGTTGCCAGCGACCCTGCAACGGACAACTTTGAAGGTCGCCTCATCTACAACACAACCGAAGACACAATCAAGGTGTATTCGGGTTCAGCATGGCGGAAGATGCTTCATGGCATTTCGTCTGCTGGCTCTGCTTCTGAGGCGCTTACAATCAGTGAGTCCAATGGCGCAGTAACAATCACGCCAAACCTAGCCACGTCGTCCGACGACGGTGTGATGTCTGCTGCGGATAAATTAAAACTAGATAATGCCACCGATGCGGCAACTGCGCTCCGACTTGTTATCCGCGATGCTGACGGACAGGCAAAGTTCGGCACCCCAACACACGATTCGCATGCTGCAACAAAGGGCTACGTTGACGCTGCTCGTTCGGGTCTTGACGTTAAGGCTTCTGTCCGTGCTGCTACGACCGCAGCAGTAAACCTTTCAACAGACCTTGCCGCAGGACAAGTTATTGACGGCGTGACCCTTGCCGAAGGTGACCGAATCCTCGTTAAGAACCAAACAGGTGGGGGGCAAGCCGACAACGGTATCTATGTCGCCCCTGCGTCTGGAGCCGCTAGCCGCGCAACCGATGCAGACAGCAGCGCCGAAGTAACGACAGGCATGTTTACCTTCGTTTCTGAAGGTACCGTTAACGCTGACTCTGGCTGGGTTCTTACCACTAACGACATAATTGTCCTTGGTACAACTGCCCTTGCCTTCGCACAGTTCTCTGGCGCTGGTCAGATTACTGCTGGTGCTGGTCTAACAAAGACTGGCAACACCATTGATGTCATTGGCACAAGCGACCGCATCACCGTAAATGCTGATTCAGTTGACATTGCCTCTACATACGTCGGTCAGACAAGCATCACGACACTCGGCACCATCACTACGGGTACGTGGAATGGCACCGATGTAGCGGTTGCTGACGGTGGTACTGGTTCTTCTACAGAGTCTGGCGCACGGCAAAACCTTGCTGTTGGCGGAACTCAGGGCAGTGGCGTATCAACGCCAGTTCTTGCACGAGTTGTAGCCAAGACAATCGGCAATAACTCGGCAACATCATTCACCGTGGAACATGGTCTTGGGACGCGAGACGTTACTGTTCAGGTTTATGATGCCGCAACATATGACACCGTTATTTGTGATGTTGTTCGTACTGACACAAATAACGTCACGTTTGGATTCTCGGTTGCCCCAGCATCAAACGCTTACCGCGTAGTAATCACAGGTTAAGAGGAATCATGAATCTGACTGAACAACAGAAAGCGCTAGTTGCATCATATGTTCGGACAGCAATTTCTGCGGGGATTGCTGTCTATCTAGCAGGAAATCATGATGCTAAGGCGATTGCCTACGCTGCTTTTGCTGCTATTGCTGGTCCGCTAATGCGCTGGTTGAATCCAAACGATAAGGCTTTTGGACGCGGAGCAAAATAAGAGTAATTTGACCTCGTGGGGTCAGCATCAACATAGGAAGCGATTGAGGTCGTGACGAGATTTTTGGGAACACCCCTCAAGGGGGAAGATTTTAGTTCATCAAGCGATGAGGCTTTTTCCGCCAAAGTCGCTGCTGATACGCAACCAAGAATCCGTATTGATGCTGGCGGACGAATTACATGGGGCAGCGGTTCGGCTGCTGGTGATGTTTATATTTATCGTTACGGCGAAAATATTATTAAGTTTGTCGGGAATGTCGCCGTTGACAGACTATTCGTTGATGGCATAGAAATAGATACAACTGGTGCTGCCAGTAATCAGATTCTTCGCTTTGATGGAACCAAGTTTGCTCCTCATACAAGCGTTCTTGATGACCTCGGTGATGTTGTTATTACATCTGCTACGAATGGGCAGATTCTTGAATATGACGGCACAAACTGGGTTAATACTGTCCGCCCATCTAATGAGCCGATGGGATTTGAAAACGCTAACGACAGTTTTCTAGACTTTGATAAAACTACGCGTATTTTTACCATTGAACCAACTGACAGTTCATTCACTGTGTGGGTGTCTGGTAAGCGGTTTGTTAAAACTGCGCCTGCTTCAGTCACGATTCCCAACGTGTCTGGCATGTATACGATTTATTACAACTCAAGCGGCGTATTGAGTTATAAAGATGATGCAATTTATCTTCCTGCTGAAGCGCCTATTGCTTACATCTACTGGAATAGCGCTGACGCCACCGACCATATTTTTGCCGATGAACGCCACGGCGTCACTATGGACTGGGCGACACATGAGTATTTGCATAAGACTCGTGGCGCTGCTATTGCTGAAGGTTTTGGTGCCAATAATTACAGCACAACTGGCAACGGTTCTTCAGATGCTCATGCGAAAATAGACATCGCGAATGGAGTATTTTTTGACGAAGACCTAAAAATAAGCATCACCCACTCTGATACCCCTGGTTACCATTCGCACGAGCAGGTGCTGCAAGGTGGGGCAGAGATTCCGATGCTTTATCGGACTAATACCCACTTCCGAAAAGACGCCGCAACCAAGTTCCCAATGAAGCAGGGCACCGCAAGGGTTGCCTATAACTATTACAACGCTGGCGTTTGGTCTACACCTGACATTTCTAATAATAAATTTGGTGTGACATTTATTGTTGCTACAAACGATTTGCACTCACCAATCATTGGTGTTTTGGGTCAGGCTGAATACACAGACCAAGGTTCTGCCGAAGCCGCCAAATGGGAAGACTTAGTAATAACCGACCTCCCATTAGTTGAATGGCGACCACTATACAAAATCGTTTATCAAACAGCAACAGCATACGCAAATACGCCACATGCTCGCATTACCGCTGTTATTGATATGCGTATCGCAATTACCTCTGCGGGTACAGTACCAACAACTCCAGTAACAGACCACGGGTCAATGACTGGCTTAACAGATGATGACCACACACAATATCTAACCGATACACGACATGATGCCCTTGACCATTCAACAGCAATGGGCAGCGTTGTTCTTGACGACATTAGCAATGTAACGGTTCCGTCACCATCGTCTGGAGATTTCCTTAAATGGAACGGTACAGCATGGGTCAATGATGGAATTGATTTGGGCACAGATACTACTGGCAACTATGTATCAGATATTTCAGGCAGTAGTCCTATATCCGTTGCCCATACCCCTGCAGAAGGTTCATCAGCAACTGTCTCGTTGGCGCTTGGCTACGGCGATACGCAAAACCCATACAACTCAAAGAACCCGAATCTTGTATTAGCGTCACCCGAGTCCTCTATGGGCGCGCCATCATTCAGGGCACTCACGACAACGGATATCCCATATCCTGGCTCCGCTAATCAAATTATCTATAAGAATGGCTCAAATGTCGCAACAGGCAGTTCTGGTCTTACATACGACGGAACAGATTTCTCCGTAAGTGGCAAAATTAAATCCACTGCATCATCTGGCGAAGAGGGCGGTGAAATCTTCCTTGCACAGCCACAAAGCAACAACACTCTTAGTGGTGGAGTGACTATTGACCTTTATCAAAACAGACTTCGGTTTTTTGAGCAAGGTGGTTCGGCGCGAGGTTTTTATATTGACATCACTGGCGGAGGAGCGGGTGTTAGCACAAACCTTGCTAGCGCGGCTGCACCATCATTGGATGGTCTTAACGACGTAACCGCACCATCTCCATCATCTGGAGATTTCCTAAAATGGAACGGTACAGCGTGGGTCAATGACGCTATTGACCTTGGTACAGACACCTCTGGTAGTTACGTCCAATCTCTTGTTGCTGGAACTGGCATCACTCTTGCTAATAACTCTGGAGAAGGAGCCACCCCAACAATTAGCATTGGACAGGCTGTTGGCTCAACGGACTCACCAACGTTTGCTGGTGTAACATTGGACAGTATTCGCATTGGTATTACGGACGCCAATGAGATTGATACAACATCTGGGAACTTAACGATTGACTCTGCTGGTGGCACAGTCACTATTGATGACAACTTGACGGTTAGTGGAAATCTAACTGTTAATGGAACAACTACAACTGTCAATAGCACGACAATCACAGTTGATGACCCAATAATTACCCTTGGTGGCGATACAGCACCATCATCAGATGACAATAAAGACCGTGGCGTTGAGTTCAGGTACCACAACGGGGCAGCAGCAAAAGTAGGTTTCTTCGGCTACGACGACTCTACTGGTCGTTTCGTAATGATTCCAGATGCGACAAACTCAAGCGAAGTTTTTTCTGGAACAGTTGGTGATATTCAGGCTGGAACGTTCTTTGGTGCTCTATCTGGTAACGCCTCAACCGCATCTGCTTTACAAACATCACGTACAATTGCGCTTGATGGTGACATAACTGGTTCTGCGTCATTTGATGGAAGCGGAAACGTAACAATCACTACAAATATTGCGAGTGATGCTGTCACACTTGGTTTTGACACAAATGGAAACTACGTAGCAAGCATTCTTGGCGGTACGGGAATTTCCGTCTCAGTCGGTCTTTCCGAGGGTGCAACACCGACAATTTCATTAAATGCGACGTTAGATAACCTATCCGATGTCTCTGTCCCAAGTCCAACTTCAGGAGAGTTTCTAAAGTGGAATGGGACAGCGTGGTCAAACTATGGAATTACTCTTGGCTCCGACACAACTGGTTCATATGTACAATCACTTGTCGCTGGAACTGGCGTAACAATTACCAACAATAGTGGTGAAGGCGCTACGCCAACAGTTGCTATTGGTCAGGCAGTCTCAACAACGAGCAACGTGACATTCGCTGATGTCACTGTCACGGGAAACTTGAGTGTTACTGGAAGTACGTTTGGTAGCGCAACACTTGACGTTGACAACTATAAGATTACGCTCAACGCCTCAGTAACTGGTGCGCCAACGTTGAATGGCGAAATTGAAGTAAACCGTGGAACCTCACCCGACGTACGGGTTAGGTGGAACGAATCTCTAGATATCTGGGAATACACAAACGACGGGTCAACATACTCTCGTATTGGTTCAGCCCTGATGACGGTTTCAGATACGCCACCTTCAAGCCCTTATACGGGCGACCTTTGGTTTGAGTCGGATAGCGGCATCACCTTTGTTCGTTATGACAGCCATTGGATTGAAATCGGTGCATCTGGCATCGGCGCAGTTACCTCAGATACCGCTCCGTCAAATCCAGCAAACGGTCAAGTCTGGTTTGAGTCTGATACGAACCAACTCAAGATTTACTACAGTGGTTCGTGGATTCAGGTTGGTGGCGCTGATGCAGTCAATGTCATCAATGCCATCAATGCTAAGGGTGACCTTATTGTTGGCACTGCCAACGACACGGTGACGCGTCTCGGAGTCGGGGCGAATAATTACGTGTTGACGGCTAATTCGTCAACAACTTCTGGTCTAGAGTGGGTTTCTCGTGCAGCAATCGTTGATGACTTTGCTGTGGCGAGTATAATGGGCGCTTATTAAGTGATTGAGGTCAATTAAATGGCTAATACAGCAAAAGTTCTTTTTAGAGGTGCGGCTACAACGAACACCAATACGGTGCTATATACCGCCCCTGCCTCAACGTCCACGGTTATTACAAATATTGTGGTGACTAATACTTCGTCAAGCCCAGCAACATTCACAATTTCAATGAATGGCGTTATTCTTGCCCCAACTGTTGCAATTAGCGGATACTCAATGACATCGCTTGACATTAAGCAAGTTCTAGCGACAACGCAAACCCTTACAGGGGGCGCGTCCACTGCTTCGGTCAACTTTCACATTAGCGGAATGGAAATTGCGTAATGGGTATTCAACAGTTCCCTATAGGTGATACAACAATTGAGGCAAATGAACTTCTTTACGACCCAGTAAATAAGTTACGTGTTTCAACTCCACAGTCACTAATTGACACCGACTTTGAATATGGAACGCAGATTTCAAAGTGGGAAAATTTGGCGATGACGGATAACCGTCCATTCGTCTATAACGCTCAAACACCACTGACTGGCATCACTGCGATTTCGCTTCCAAACCTGTCGCGTACGGTAACTGTTAGCACCACAACACCACCAGCAGTCGGCACACCAATCACTGTTACGGATACCCACCTTCCAATTGCTAACGGAAACTTCATTGTAGAAACTGTGACTGCTAGTACGTCATTTACCTATACCGCACGCGCCGAAAACACTACAACCGTCACATCGCTGCTTGACTCTAATAAGACACAGTTTTTCCAAGGTGCTTTCTACACTGGCGCACAAATTGGCTCGGCACCGACCGTTTCGTATTCGGGTACAAAAATTACGGTGACGACAACTTCACCACACGGTCTGTCAATCGGTAACGAAATCGCAATTACTGGAATCACAACATCTGGAGCCAACCCACCCAACGGTGCTCACTTCGTCGCTGGAATAGTTAGCGCAACCGTTTTCTTTTACTACGTATTCACCGCCCCGACTGGAACGCTCACCACGACGTCTGCCGCAGTATATGCACGTCCACAGGGACAGTTCCTGCATCGCCCATTTGACGGCGGTGTTATTTTCTCCAGCAACTCAACGTCAAACTATCAATCAGCAATTCGCCAGACGCGGCGCTACTTCCGCTATCAGTCTGGTAAAGGAATTCAGATGAGTTCAGGAACACTCATCAAACCATCATTGCAACTTGAGTCACTGACATCATCTGGAACACTTGTTACTGTTCAAACAAAAGAAAAGCATAACCTGCAGCCTGGTTCAACAATTGAGGTATTTGGAGCAAACGAAAGTGCCTACAACGGCACATTTACTATCTATACGGTTACTGGATTCAATACATTCACGTACCAAGCGCTAAGTACCCCATCATCTGCTACAGCGTCTGGTTTGTACTATGCAAACATCAGCCAATGGTATGGATGTTCAAACCGTATTGGGTTGTTTGACCAGCAGAACGGCATGTTCTTTGAGCATGATGGGCAAGAGTTGACTGCTGTTGTGCGTGCGTCTACATACCAAATTTCAGGACGCATTAGCGTTACGAACGGCTCGCCAAGTATCACTCAAACAGATTCGTCGTTTCCAACACGTTTCGCAAAGCAGTTGGATATTGGTGATTATATTGTGATTCGCGGTCAGTCATACAGAATTATTGACATTGCAAGCGATACGTCAATGACTGTCAGCCCTGCATACAGAGGTGCCACGGCGACAATGGTGATTGCGTCAAAGACTGTAGACAGGCACTATAAGCAGTCTGAGTGGAATATTGACAAGATGGATGGGACTGGTCCGTCAGGGTATAACGCTGATTTCACAAAGATGCAAATGTTCTTTATTGACTATTCATGGTACGGCGCTGGCGCTATCCGTTTTGGTCTCCGAGGGACTGACGGTGAAATTAAGTACTGCCACAAGATTGTCAATAACAACGTTAACTCCGAAGCATATATGCGGTCAGGAAACTTACCTGCACGGTATGAGTCGTCAACACAACCTCCGTACACAAAACTCACGGCATCCCTGACAAACGTTGCTACGAGCATGTCTGTTGTATCAACATACGGTTTCCCAACCGCTGGGACACTCCTTGTCGCAAATAACCTTGCGGGTTACGAGTTTGTTAACTATACGGGTAAAACCGACACATCGTTTACTGGTCTAACCCGCGCTCAAGCAGGTCAAGCATCGCTCGCAACAACTGTCGCTAGCGGTTCAAACGTGCTTACTGTTTCAAGTACATCTGGCTTACAGGTAGGACAACGTGTGTACGGAACATCAAGTCCTGACGTTCCAGAAAATACATTCATTTCATCAATTGACTCTGCTACACAGGTCAGCCTTAGCCAAGCAGTAACAGCAACAAACCCAACGTTGCTCTTTGCCCCAATGAATGATGGAACAGCAAAGTCATTTACCTACTCAGCAACCAACCCCGTTGGTGTTGAACTTGCTTGGCCAACATATGCGCCTACCATCTCGCACTGGGGCACATCGGCAATCATGGATGGTCGCTATGATGATGATAAGTCACTGCTCTTCACGTACGGTATGACCACGGCAACCGCAATTGCTGCTGGCGCAACAAACTGCCTTCTTGCCATCCGTGTTGCCCCTTCAGTTGATAACGGAACATCGGGGACATTTGGAAGTCGCGAACTAATTAACCGAATGCAGTTAATTCTTCGTGCCCTAGACATCACGACGACTACCGCTGGTGCCAACCTCCTCATTACCGCCGTTCTAAACGGTACGCCAAGTGCTGGCAGGACATGGACAAAGCCAGCAACAGTCACCTCAAGCCTTGCTGAAGTTGCTGACTACGGCGGAACTACGACCACAATCTCTGGCGGTGAAACAACTGGTGGATTCTTCCTTGGAACAGGTGCCTACTCAATTGACCTAACCACAGTACGAGACCTCGGAAACTGCATCCTTGGCGGAGGTAGCACGACGAGCGCGACTGGAATCTACCCAGACGGACCAGACACGCTACACATCATGGTGCGTAACCTTGGTGCCGTATCCGCATCAGTGTTCGCACGTCTTTCATGGACAGAAGCGCAGGCATAATCATGGCAATTGACTTCCCTGATTCTCCATCAACAAACGACACATATTCTGACTCTGGCAAAACGTGGAAATACAACGGGTACGCGTGGGTTCTTCAGACAATCCCAACCGCGCTTGCGAATGGTTCAATTGCCTTAACGCAACTCGCTCAGGGTGGGGCAACAACTGGACAGGCTCTTGTTTGGAGTGGCTCCGCTTGGGCTCCGCATAATGTTGTGCGAGACAATTTGATTAAGTTCTATATGGAGGTCATCTAATGGCTGTTACGCAAAAGCGGCTTGGTGGTCCGAGCCAGTTGACTGCCTCAAGTGCTGTTTACTACACCACGCCAATCAATACGACAACAATTGTCAAGCAAATCATTCTGACGAACACAACATCGTCGTCAAAGACGGTAACTGTTCGCCTGAAGCCTTATGGTATTTCTGAGGCGGCGACACACGACATTATTAGCGGGATGACCATTAACGCTAATGAGACAATGGCTTTCAACTGCTCGCTAGTGTTGAACAACAACGGTTCAACAGCAAATGCAACAAACAGTGACCAATTAACGGCACTGTGTAGTTCGGCAACTTCCGTCAATATTACGGTTGTAGGTATTGAAGAGGCATAATGGCTGGAATGGTTCGCTACCCGGCGTTGAACGCCATGGCGTCCTTTATTGACTCACCCGATGCTGTCTATGGTACGGGCAATGATGGAAGCGTAACAATGGATGGTTCATCCATTGTTATTGGAGTGACCCCATCAGCAAATGTTTACACTATGTCGCGAGATGTATATTTTTACAATCTTACCATTAATGCTGGAGTTCGTCTAAATCCAAACGGCTATCGGGTATTTGTAAAAAACCAGTTGACTCTTGGCGCTAGTGCAACAATCGGCTATACAACTGGTTTCGGAACATCTGGTTCTATCCAGCAAGGCGGTGCAGCAGATACTGCTGTTACTCATAGTCTTGGTGGGGCATCCCAGACTAGGGCTGCGACAGCGCCAACTGCTGCTTTGGGTGGTTCACAGTATTTTCAACAACCACTGCAAGCAATAGATGGTTTCTCTGTTACTGCATCTGGCGGTCCGACATTTCTGCGTGGCGGTGCGGGTGGGGTTGGGCAGATAGGTGGTGGCGTTGTAATTCTTGCTGCCCGCTACATTTCTGGTCCGACAACAGGGACGGCAACAATCTCTGCTAAAGCAACATCGCCCGCTGGCGGTGGTGTAATTCTTATAGTTTCATCTGGTGCTGCACTTCCAGCAACTGTCACTACTGACGTTACTGGGTATGCGGCAGGCACAGTGAATTACATGCAGTTGGTGTGAAATGACTGCTGTTGAGCGATACGGAACGCCAAGTCAAGTCCAAAGAGCAGGAAATGATTCTGTTTATGGCAATGGTGTTGATGGAAATATAACACTCGCGGCTGGCGCTACGACGCTTTCGCGCGACATGTACTACAACACACTTACCGTCCCAAGTGGGTCATTTCTCAACACTAATGGTTATCGTGTTTTTGTAAAAGGAACATTAACCAATAATGGAATTATTGGTATTGCAAGCAGTGCTGGAGTCACGTACACAGAACCATCTGCCGTAACTACTGGGACAGTATCTGGAACTACATCTAGCAATGCAATTACTTACCGTATAGGTGGAAAAAGTGGCGGTGCTACCGCTGACGGAACAAGCCTTCTCCCTGCAGGAATTCTGTATTCGCTTGATGTTGCTACTAAAGGTCTATTCATTGACCCAAACGATAATCAGGTTAAACCGCTAATCGGTGGCGCCGCTGGAACAACTGGTAGTCAAGGGATAACATACCCCGCACTAACAAATGCTGATACTTGGCCTAATAAAACTGCTCCGACTTCATGGCCGGGTCAGGCTGGCGGTGCTGGCTCTGCGGGGAACTCTGGCGGTGCAGGTGGTGCGGGGGGCGCTGGTACCGCAGGAAACCTTGGGGCATACCCGCCGAACTCCCACACAGTGGGAGCGGCTGGCGGACGAGGATACACAGGAAACTCTGGCAACCCAGGTACAGCAGGAAACCCTGGTGGAACTGGAAACGCAGGCAACCCTGGCACTGCTGGGAACCCCGGCACTGCTACGGGCGCAAACCCAAGTATCGGAGGCGCAGGCGGCTCTGGTGGTATAGGGGGCGGTGTTGTTGTCGTCGTGGCTAAAACTCTTGCTGGTTCTGGAACAATAGTTTCGCTTGGTGTTTCTGGTTCTGCTGGCAGCGTTGGCACAACTGGTACTGCTGGAACTGCAGGCAACCCTGGCTCTGCTGGTACTGCTGGGAATACTGGAACCGCTGGTTCTGCTGGCTCTGCTGGTACTGCTGGAAACACTGGCGCTGCGGCTCCTGCGATTAATACCTCCCCATTTCACCATTCGCACAGAGTTAGCAGCGGTCATACCAACTCGCAGAATGGTGGGAACTACCCTGGGCTCAACCATGGCATCGGCGGTTCTGACACAGAACCAGGTAATGGTCTTGCCATAAACCACGCACATCTTGGACCACATTTTCACGAACAGCACCGTGCTTCACGACTTCACTTCCATATGCCGCATGGAGGTAATACGCAGGGTCATAACCCACCTGTTGTTACAAGCAATAAGCCGCTAACACACGGTCCAGGAAACGTTTATCATAACCCTGCACACATTCACCATGTGGGGCATACACATAACCCACACCATGACGCAAGCCATGGGCATAATCACCACACTCACAGCAGTCCAGGCAACAGTTCGCACTCCCCCCATCACTTCGGTCCGCACCATGGTCAGCACACTCACGGCAACGGAGACGGACATCATGCATACCACTATTACGGTGGACACCATGGAACGCAGCATGCTGGTGGCCCGCACTACCATGCATCTTCGGGCAAGAATATTGGCTCGCCGCATCACGGAACGTACTATGCTGGGGGAACTGGCGGAGCAGGCGGTGCTGCTGGAACTGCGGGGGCAGCAGGAACAGGCGGTGCTGGAGGAACTGCAGGGACAGCGGGTCCAGGTGGTTCTGCAGCACCAGCGCAACCCCAAGGCGGAACTGGAAAGCGCGGCGGAGCAGGCGGCGGCGGAGGTATCATTGTGATTACAGATAGTGCTTCGCTTGGCAGTATTACGACAAATACAAGCGCTGGCTCTACAGCAGATTCAGATTTCAATACTGCTTCATCTGGGTTTGTATACTTAATCCAAAACACATAGGAGTCAAAATGCCACTATTTGATGAAATTGACAAAAAACAACGCTTGCAAATTCTGCGCGCAACATATAAGTCTCTAGAAATGGAACTATTTGAACTTCTTGCTCGTCTTGGCATTGACTATGACGAATACGAATTTGGTTCACATCCAGAATTTACCGAATCTCCCGACAATTACTACAAGCGTCGGATTATTGAGATTGAGGCTGCGCTGTCAACACTTGAGGCAAAAATAGCAACACTTTCAGAGTAGGGATTATGCAGCGTGTCCTTTATGTCCCTTCGGCAACAACTTTGACTAGTGCCATTTCAGAAGAAGCAGAGTCTCTGGGTGTCACAATTCTGCATGGCGAGAGTGCCCTATCTCGTTATGTTGAATTTGACCGAGATATTACTCAAGTCATAATGCTTCCCACTGAACGGCTGTGTCTTTTCATGCCGCAAGTACCAATTCGTATGCATCAGAATGTTGAAGTCACAAATGACTTCATTGACCTGCGTGACGAAGTAAAATTCGTTCTTAATGGATTCACTATCGTGGAGCCACTTATACTTGAGAAACATTACGCACGTTACGTGATTGAAACCACAGGGTACGGCGTTCAAGTATTTGATATTTTTGACAAGGGGATGCAGGTCATAGAACATGGCGAATATTATGTCGTTAACCCTGAATAAAGTTGCTCCCTGTATTTTCGTCTACGAGAACGCAATTGCCGATGGGGCGCGTTTTATTGAAATGCTTGAAGAGGAGACCGAAAATGAATGGTCATCTCTCCAGTGGGATTTTTCACGCACTGGCTCTGGGCGTATCAGCGAATATCGTTCATCGCGCCTGTGTTCGCTCGTAGACATAACTCGCCCATGTCGCGAATCTGAAATATCTAAGTTGTTTAATGAATCAATACTTAAAAATGTGCATTCGTGCATTAGCGACTATGCCATATACCATGGGATTCCGCCTGAAATGAACGGTGAAGGGTGGATAGTCCTTAAGTATGAAGGCGAAGCCCAATATAGAACACACTGGGACCATAGTGGTGATAATGGGCGCATGATATCCGTTGTTGCCTTCCCCTACTCCACGGCAACTGTTGGTGGTGAACTTCACTTTCCACACTTTAATACTACGGTAAAGCCGCAGACTGGAAGCGTTGTGGTATTTCCATCCAACTTCCCATACACGCATACTGCACACCCAGTTGAAAACGGAATAAAATATTCCTTGGTCACATGGTTGAGGTGAAGTTATGAGTGACCAGATAGAGCGCAAGGACAGATTTGAGTGGATTGGTAAACCAGCCCCTCCAGATGGCATCGTAATTCCTGAGGACAACCCTGTCCCCATTATGAGGGACATCCTTCCGCCTAGTCAGGTTGTTTCAGCAGATGAGGGTTTGAGTATCTTCCGTTGGTTAATGGCGGATGAGTCAGAACGCAAGGACACGCTTTCGGGGTGTAGATTGCTTGATACGTTTGTGTATTTAGAAATTCCGAAAGAGGACGATGCATGACAATCTCATTTAACTATACGGATAGCGGAGCGCACATAGATGCACTCATCGCGCAGGTGAAGGAACTCGTTGATGTTCCTTACGAAACAATTGATGTTTCTAATGAGGAGTCGTTCCGTGCTGCTGCTCGGGCTATGCAGGAGCCAATGCGAAGTAAAGTTCTTCATATGTTGAACTACATTGTATTTAACAAACAAATTAACAATGTTTATGGTGGTGAAATTAATGAATGAGATAAACATTGTTACAGTTGGGAATGCCACTCATCGGGTGAGTTCATTCTCATACCCGCCGCAACTCCCTTCCATTGTTGAGTTTAAAGACTTCAGCAAGGATATTTATTCGCGTCTGGTGAATGACGAGCAGTTTGATTTACGAACATCATCTCGCTCAGAGGAGTTCCTCGCATATGCTCTTGTTGGAGCACCCGGTGGAGAAGATATCGCCCCCGTGGTATGGAGTTCTCACGGACAGGCGGAGATGTATGGGCGGCTTTGCGGCGCAAAAGATGTGTTGATTCATACAGTTCCGTATGCTATTTACTTTGCCGCAAATAACTACGATAATGTTTATGTTCTTAATTGTGCATCAACACTAATCGCTAAAGAGCACATGCCTGCAGGAACGCCAGAAATCACAAACGTAACAACTCTGGATTGGGCTGATGCATACACAAATATGCCAGCGCTTGACATGGCAATTGTCATGTATGCACACCTTGCTGCAGATGATTCGTTATTTGACGCAATTATGAATGCCATTCGCCCAAACGGTTTAGTTGTTATTCACAATGCCTCTAATGGTGGAGCGCTCTATGAAGTTCTGGGGGATAAAAAACCTCTGGACGCTGCGGCAGAAGTTTCCCTCTCTGCTCTCCTTCATAAGAAAATCCTAGATAGAGGAGATTTTTTAACGCAACACTTTCAGGGATGGGTATCCCACACGGTTTGCGTTAAACTCCCATCATGACTACGGACACCAAGCAACTTAGTTTTGGCATTGTTGGCTCTGGTACTGCAGGTTTGCTTTCAGCAATAATGCTGCGTCAGGCATTCTCAAACTCTCCGATAACAATCGTTTCATCAAGCAAGATTGGGATTGTTGGAGTTGGTGAGGGTAGTACTGAGCATTGGCGTGAATTTATGCAACTCTGCGAAATACCACTTGAGCAGATGATTGTAAAAACTTCAGCAACACACAAATATGGGATTCGTTTTGAGGGGTGGTCAGGGGCGTTCCCCGACTACTTCCATAGTGTCTCAGGGGATGAGGCGCTCTTCGGCTGGGGGCTGTACCCAACATATTCTGGGATTCTTGAGAGCGGTCATTCGCTAACGAGCCAGACATCAAGTATCGGTCTTATTCAGAACAAGATTCGTCGCGAAAACTTACATGCGAATACAAATCAATATCACTTTGACACTTTTAAGTTAAATAACTACTTCACCGAACTATGCTTTAAGCGTTCAATTAAGATGATTGATGGCGATGTTGCTTCGCTTTCACGCGATACTTCTACTGGGAATATAAGCAGCGTGACGCTTGAGGGTGGATTAGAGGTACAAGCAGATTTTTGGATTGATGCGAGTGGATTCTCGCGCGTACTAATGACCCACCTTGAATCACATCACTGGAATTCATTCTCCGACTACCTTCTAGTTGATTCGGCAATCGCAGCGCCGTCTCCCGCATGGGATGAAGGAATACGACCATACACGAGAGCCGTTGCCAAAGATGCTGGTTGGATTTGGGAAATACCAACACAGGAAAGACGCGGCAATGGCTACGTCTACTGCTCTAAGTTTATTTCAGACGACGAGGCTGTATCAACTCTTGAGAAACAGATTGGCGACCTACAGGTTAGCCCTCGTTCATTTAAGTTTGATGCTGGACATTTAAAGAATGTATGGACGAAGAACTGTCTTGCTGTCGGTCTAGCAGCAGCGTTTGTTGAACCCCTTGAAGCAACATCTATTGGTAGCACAATTCAGCAAATTAGATTTGCGATACCATATTTGGCTTCATATCAACCAAACCACACAGCATCGCAGCGACATTACAACAAACTGTTTTCATCAATGATGGACAACATTCTAACAATGATTAGACTTCATTACGTGTCGGATAGGCGCGATACAGAGTTTTGGCGCGCATGCGCCGAAATGAAGATAAATGATTCGTTGCAGGAACTTCTTGATTTGTGGCAGGAGCGAACACCATGCCGTCATGATGTGGCAAGCATTAATGGCGAGATGTTCCACGCCCCTCACTTGTTCCACGTGGCTCAAGGGCAGGGTGTATTAAACCCAGATGTTGCCACAACGATGATTGACAGGTTCGGTCTTCGTCGTCAGGTTGAATTAGACATTGCAAACAGACGACATGCGCGCTTCAGCCATGAATTGGTTGACCATCGTGAGTCTCTCAAAATGCAGTTTGAAGATAGGTAATTCTTGTGGCATTAAAAAAAATAGATAAGTATTCCGACATAGTTGTCCCCGAGGGAAAAATTGCAATCATCCCTTGGGATAATCGTTTACTTGAGATGCCACCTTTTCAGAATGACCGTACGCTTCCGCAATGGGTAAAAGAGGCACCAAATGGACAGGGCTCAATACGTCGGTGTGCGGCAACAATGGATTTTCTTACCACTGGCATAACGATTCCAGCATGGACAAACTTTCGGTTCATCAAAACTGAGAACGACGGAAATTGGGATTTATCGTGCGACCAGTTTGAAGGATTCGCTGGGGAAAGCCCTGAACCATTTCGCAGCCAGCCGTTTAATTTTGACCAAACTGGGTCATGCCCTATGACGCGTGTTCGTGAAGTAGAAACGATTGGCTATCCAAAGTTGGTTAACCCATTCCGCATTGTTACTGCTCATGGTTGGTCTACTCTCGTGCTTCCCGCAATGTTTGAACCATCACGGCACTACTCAGTATTGCCAGGGATTGTGAATACGGATTACTACCACGAGGCGAATTGTGTTTTGAATCTACTCGGCAATGAGTCGTTTGTTATCCAGTGGGGGACGCCATTGATGCATCTCATCCCAGTAAAACGTGACTCTCTTCCTCATGAGATAGATTTTTATGATGAGAGCGCCGCAAAGTACGTAATTGGTCGCGGTTTTGGCTCTGGTTCACTAAAGCCATCGTTTTCTGGTTGGTCTTCTGGACGGCTTTATCGTGCCTATCGGCTAAAGCATGATGCGGAACTTGCTAGCAAAAACGCTAAGCGAAAGTGGTGGAGGAAGAAGTGATTTTCCCCCGAGGTCTAGGTTCCGCGATTGGCTACAAAGATAATGTTATTGAAGACTGGCTTTGTGCAGAAATCATTGAGTATGTGGAATCGCATCAAAGCCTGATGTATGAAGGACCAACAATGGGTGGTCTACATAAGCATATTAAAAATTGTTATGATTTTGGTCTCACTTATTACAATAATCTAGCAGAGACAGAAGAGCAGCGTCAGGAACTTGGCAGACTCAACGACTTGGTGTTTGAAAGATTTACTCCAGTACTCCAAGAATACTGTCTATATTTTGAAGGCTTAGATGATTGGAAAAATCGCTACGATACTGGCTATCAGTTCCAAAAATATATGCCCAATGAAGGATTCTACAGGTCGCACTGTGATGGCGGCGTTTATGTAGAACCACCAGCGAATACGCGGGTTCTTGGCGTGGTCATCTATCTAAATACTGTAGAAAAAGGTGGAGGGACAGAGTTCCCTCTCCACGACCTTGTAGTAAATGCTGTTTGTGGGAGGGTCTCGTTTTTCCCCGCAAACTTTACGCATCCCCATGCTGGCTTGATGCCGATTGACTCTCCGAAGTATATTTTGAGCACTTTCTGCTACAACCAACCAGACTCACCAGACCATGATGCGTTTTTGTCCCTCGCGGACAACTATGCTGAAGCCAAGCAAGTAGAGTCCTAATTAAATCTATAACTGTTTACAACATCTACACAACAACGGAGTGATAAAATGACTGAGCAAGTAAATCCACAACTCATTATTGATGAACTGGTAAAGCGAGTGCAATCGCTAACAATTGAGAACGTCGTCCTGTCAGCAAAGGTACAAACATTGACAGACCTCGTAAATGCGCTTAACCATTCACATGATGACGAAATGGTGTCAGTAATCGGAGAACCAACGGAGGAATAGTAGATGCCCGGTGCAAACGTATTCGCCTACGACGGCACCGCCTACAAGCCGACCGACCGCGCTCAAAGCGCTGGAATCTTCGCCAGAGGAGCATCTCTATCGGGTGTCATCTACGTCTACCAGTTATCTAAGCCTGCCGCGTCTACAGTTGCGACACAAATTTGGCAGGGCTTCCCACCCACGCCAAGTCAAGTTACATTCTCACATAGCACCACAGGTACGGCGCCGAACTCTACCAACAGAACAACCATCTCATGGACTTGCGACAGTAGTGCACTTTTGTCCAAATTTGAGATATACCAAAAAGTTGGAACTGGCTCTTTTGTGGCACTTTCTACAACAATCGGTTCAGGGACTCGCAGTTATACAGTTGATTCCCATGCCGCAGGTACGTTATATACCTATTACGTTCGCGCAGTCGGCATATCTGGGTTAACTAAAAACGGCGCGGAAAATTCTTTTACGTTATCTGCACCAACCTTGACTGGCGTATCGCTTGCTGAGCAATCTAAGACGTCGTCTTCTGCTACGTGGAGAATAACTGTACCCGCTGGAACATTTCAAAAAGTTGACTGGTACCTATCAACGGACAACACCACATTTACGTTTAGTTCCTCAGCAACTATCGGTTCATCAGCAACGTTCGCTGACTTCACTTGGTCAAGTTTGTCCGAGCGGACAACACGTTACGTCAGGGCTGTTTTAACCAACTACAGTAACCATGCCACTAGCAACACCGCATCGGTAGGAATCACGACACTAAACCAACCACCCGGCGCCCCATCAATCAGCAGCGTTTCTGCAGTTTCCGAATCTGACCCTGGAATTGGTGGTGGATATGCCACTACGGGAGAGGTTCGTAAACGGGTGAACGTTACGTATTCACTCGCAGGGGATAGTGACTACAAAGAGCATACGCTTTACGTATACGGGGATAATGGTTATGGAACTGGACCGAGCGGATATGTAACTGAAATTACACGTACGGATAACGCCAACCGTACAGAAACAGTTACTGGTCTTATGCCAAGTACTCGCTACTGGTTCCTTTTGCGTCAACGCGATAATAATAGTGGTGAAACAGATAACTCTCAAGGTTGGCAAACAGCAGTTACTGAACAAATATGGACTCGTAGTCAGGAAAACGCCTATACATCTTATAGTGCAGGTGGCGAAGTTAATGATACGCGTGATGGCAACTATCTTGTTGATAGTGTTACTACAATCCCTAATGAAAATAGTTATTCTGCAGCATCACAGATGTGGGACAATAACTTAAGCAACTTCTGGCTTTCTGGAACCAATAGTACCGTTGGTTCCCCAGACCCAGGCTCCGTTGTTCGCATACGCTTTGAATGCAGCGACTTATATTATGACTACTGGGACTATTACATCCGTGGTGTCAACTTCTATCTTCCACGCTCACATAACACAGCAATTCAGGTTCGTGCGGGAACTGCAGGCTCATGGCTTGGTACAGCCGTTAACTCCAGCATTACAGGCAATAGTGACCCATATTTATATGATGCGGTGAGCCCATCTTCTGGTGAAGAGGATGTTAACTGGAGCGTCTATGTTGGTGTTGGCGACCCAACATTCCGTGTTCATAATGGGGGCTCTAGTGGTGGTTCAGCGAAATTTGCATTCCGTTTTTGTTTACGGAATATGACTAGCGCATATGGTGGGACAGTTCTCCGCGCTGGATTTTCGGAATTTAATTTTGTTTACATCAGATATAGGGTTCGTAACAGTACATATAATGCAGCAACGAATCGCTACTATTAAACCACTATTTAATAAATAGTTCTAACTGCTACACTATAGTGGAGGTGTAGCATGGGGAAATTTCTGCGCATAACACGCGCACTTATTTTTATACCAGTAGCCACAATGGCGTGGTTCACCCCTTCTGGCGCGCGAGCCGCCTCCCCCGGTCTCCAAATGACCGTCTATAACAACTTTGGTTACAACGGCTCGCCCCCACTTCCAGACGTCAGCGGACGACCAATTGTAGGCACAACAGTAGTTGGCAACGTAAACCAAGACTTTGATGCCAACCCATACTTCAATATGTATGAGGACTTCATCGTTAAGTATGAGGGGCACATCACATCGCCAGTTGACGCTGATATTAGTTTCTACCCACCTGCAGATGATGGCACAAAGTTATTTATAGATGGCGTACTGGTTGATAACAACTGGCGCGATAAGGGTGGTGGCGCATACCCGACTCAGCCAATCCACTTCAATGCTGGAGAGTCAAAGACGTTCACACTTTGGTTCTATGAGAACGGCGGTGGAGCGTGGGTTGAACTTTATTGGGATTTAAACGGTGAGTGGGAAATAGTCCCAGAATCGGCATTTACTCAAGACTCTGTAATCCCAACGCCTCCATACTTGAATACCCCACGCAATGTACAAGTGGTATCCGTAACTGATTCAAGTGTTTCTATTTCTTGGGATGCTCCAGAGCAATCAAATGCCGAGGTAGAGCGTTACGCGGTTATGTGGTCATGTGAAACTAATTGGGACATTGCTTACGGACTTGCTGCTTACACAACTGAAATCACAATCAATGGGATTCAGTCTGGAACATCATGCATATTTCAAGTCAGGGCAGACAATGACACAATCCCTGTGTATTCGGAGTACTCGCAGTCTGTAAGTGCGGTGACACAGACGACTACTACGACTACTACAACTACTACGACTACTACGACAGTTCCAGAAACTACGACAACTGAACCTGAAACTACGACAACTACTGAGCCAGAAACCACTACCACAGAACCAGAAACAACAGTTCCAGAAACAACTACAACTACTGAGCCAGAACCAGAAACTACGACTACAACGGAAGTAGAGGTTCCAGTTGGAACAACAACCCCAGAAGAAACAGTTGAAACGACGTTACCTGAACCAACAGAACCACCCGAAACAACGCCGCCGACGAGCGAACCGACGGTAGATGTTCCTCAAGATGTTCAGGACGCCGCTGATGCCGCAGTTGATGAGATTCTAACGTCTTCCACGAGCATTGAAGAATTGGCTAGTGCTGTTGATGAACTTGTTGGAGGGGCAGAAACACCAGAGGAATTGGTCGCGGTTATTGGGGCTCTTCTTGGCAAAGATTTAACCAACGAGCAGTTTGATGCTGTTATTGATTCTGTGTTCTCTGAGCCTTTGTCGGACGAGAACTTTGCTGCTGCTCTTGATGCTGTTTTTGAGGAACCTCTAACTGATGAGCAGTTTGATGCGGTCATAACAGCAGTTCTTGATGAGCCTCTATCAAATGAGCAATTTGAGGAACTTGTGAATGTTCTTGAATCTGACTCAGTGTCCGAGGAACAGGTTGCTGCTGCTGTTG